ATTTGACCGTTCTCTAACACGCAATACACAACAGGATCTTGATTGCGCTGAAATGCTAAGTCCTTAATTCCGCTTTCAGTAATGTGCTCAGATAGAACAGTCATGTCTGGTGATTCGTACTTGTCCTTTTCCCAAGTGAAAGCAAACTCGCGCAACTTTCTTCCTGTCCGCTGAACAAAATATGTGTATGCCGAAAACGCTCTCGCCTGTATCGCTTTGCTTCCGTATGTTGTCTGTGCCTTGGCGTTCCTGTTCGTCGGTGACAATGTAGCACCGTTCCCAGAAGACAACACAAACTCACCGCCAGATGTTCCTATCGCAAGGTTTTCCCCAGACGTACACCATAACGCTTTGTTGTATTCGTTGCCGGGCAAATCAAAGTCAAACGCATCGTCGTCGTTAGTTCCACCGATATTGAAATCATCATAAATTCCAATTCTCGACGCCCATCCGCGCTTAGGCTCCTGCACTGTTCCGACAAACACCAAACGTCCTTGATGAAATGCAATAGTTGACGGATAACCTCTAACGCTTGACCATGCCGCTTCGCTCCACTTTGTTGAAGCAGAAGCAACAACCGTTGTAATAACTGTTGCCGTTGCAGATGTCGCGCTTCCTACCGCCGTAATCTTGAAAGTTCCTGTTGTAGATCCGCTGACGTGTTGCCACGTCGTGCCAACGTGACCCGCAACAAACGTGTCTGCCGATGCAGTGACTGTAATCGTTCCGCTTGTTGCGCTTGGTGTAAGCGTCACTGCTGTAGTGTTCTCGTCCAAAAACGGCGCGTTAACAAATGAAATCTCGCTCAGCGTCCATGATGTCGCGCTTATTCTTGTCAGCTTCCTTGGTGCGCACTTCTGATGAACCAAATACAATACGTCTGCGCTTTGGGCGAATTGAATTTCCCAAATGTCAGCCTCGGCATACGGCGTAACCGTTTCGAGAATACTTGACCCGCTATACACCTGCCCTTGGTCGGTAAAATAACGAATATACAAATCCCCGACCTCAAGCGCATATGCCTGTGTCGTTGAAACAATCATGTCAATCAGTCGGCAATCTTTCGTGTTCGACTTTGCTTCTGCTACAAACCTTAAACCTGTCTTGTTTCGTATGTTTCCATACGGACGGACAAGAAAGTTGGTAAGCTCTCCTGCCGCTCTGCGATATTGGTCAATATCTACACGACCAAAAAGCTGAGGTGAAAGCTCCCCATTGGAAAACGCTGTAGTAATCGGCGTTATTCTCACGGTAATACACCGTATTTTGCAAGCAGAATATCGTCCGCGTCCTGCTCAATAGCGTCACCCTGTGAGTTATCTGCCGACTTAGCTCTCGGCAAGTAAATATTCTCGTATGCCGTAAGCAAATCTGCGCCTTTTGTTGATCCGTTCGACAGTGCATAACTCATATCTGCCGCCAACTTAAATGCAAACGCTTCGACAAACGCAGGGAAATACTGAGATGTGTCATCGTTTCGATAAACATACCGAACACAAAGATTAGCCGTATCGCTGATAAACTTGTCACCCTCGACCGAAACTCTTGCAATTGACGGGTAAAAGTCTACCGCACGCAAACAATCGGTCGGCTTCTGATACACAAGCGATTTGCCGTTTTCAGTGAACGCCAAAGTGTCAATCGTCAAAGCAAGCGCAACACGCTTGATTGAGAAATCAAAAAGACCAGAAGACAATACACTTTCAAGTGAAATATCATATGTTGCGTTTGCTGCCGCGCACTGAGGAAGAAGTTTACCATCATCATTCAAGTCATCGATTGAAGTAATTCTCTTCATGCCCAAAAGCGACAATGCCTTATTGATAATCTGCACTTTATTTGCCATCAAAACCCTCCGAGTATTTCTTTTAGTACGCCTTGAGCGACCTTTACATTCTTTCCCTGCAATTTATCACGCCAAACTGCACTCTCGGGAACCATCCCAAAGTCGTACAGTTCGCCTTTAATAAGCTCTTTATCCTCAAAGTAATGCGGACGGCTATCTAACGTCACCCCGCACACCAAAACCTCTTTAACGCCCAAAGCAAGCGCAACCTCGACGGCAAACAATGATGATGTACCTCCGTTATTCGTGAGTTTTCCCCACCAAGCTACATCGACACCATCGCCAGACTTCCACCCATTGCACACAGGTGTTTCATGAAAGCGGACTTTGCGCATTATCTTTAATGCCAACATCATTTCGGAATGAAGAGAACAGATATGATCGACTGGGGCTTTATTGAAGTGCATCGCGATATCATTTACCGCGAAATGTATCAAGTCTTGTGGCGCACGGATTGATTGAACCTTGCGATAATCTTCCCAGACTGTACTTGAACCACCGAGAATGACCGCTGTTCTGTGTGTGCCTTGATACATACGACCCCGATTTAAAAGGAGTGGGAAAGGCTCTCAACCCTTCCCACGTTTTTGACTTACAGCGTGTAGAACACGGAATACTGCAAAGCGGTTGCGCTATTGCAAGTTCCCGCCGTCAACACAACCATCTGGTCATCGTTCGCGGTCGTACCAACAACGTAGTTGCCACAAGGGATAACCAACGTTCCTGCCGCCGCGATGCTCTGCGTTGCCGCGAAAGCCGTAGCCGATGCCGCCGTACCAATCGACAGCGTGCGACCAGTAGCAAATGCGGGATGCTTAATAACAATCAACTGAATCTTTGCACCTGCGGGAAGCGGGTTACAAACGCTGATAGTTGCCGCATCTGCCAAGTTCGTAGCAAGATAGCTATCAGATGAAACCAACATTTGCGCCTGTCCTTCACCGTTCTCAATCAACGTTCCTGCATCGTATTTCGTCTTGTTCGCGCCTTTAACTGCAACAGCCATGATAGCCTCCGTTTGTTAGAAAAGGCGGGGATATTTCACCCCGCCAATTGATTATTTCGTCTGGTCGATTGCGATTTCGACAACAGCTTCTTCTTCGAGACGCACACCGTTGCGCGAATACGAATAGAACAACTGCTGATCGTATTCCTGCCCCTGCAACGAATCCAAGCGAATGAACGGTGCGCCAGTCGTACCGAAGCACAGCGCGTTCTTCTGGTAAGCGTAGCAATAGCGCGTGTTCGTGGCGATGGGAAGCTCTTCGCTCACGACAACCTGCATTCCGTAGAAGTATCCGATGTCTCCGCTCATGATTGAACGGGTCGTGATGTAGTCGGCAGAAGATGCCTTTGCATCAGACAGCAACGAATGAAGCGCGCTTGCCGTGATGACAAGGATGCGGTCTTTTTTATCGACCTTGTTGGCATCAAGAATAACTGCCGCTTTCTGAATCTTCGCAAACGTGAGGTTGGTCGTTCCAACCGTAATCTTCTGCGTAGTGGGGAGCGTTGCAGATCCAGAACCGTCAGAACCCGTAGCCGCAGTACCGCCCAGAGCGGAGATAATTGCGCCGTCCATATCACGACCAAGTGAAGCCGCCGCCGCCGAGAATGCGGGAGAAGCAAGGTCAACTGCCATGCTTTCAGCGTCTTCACGAGTCCAAACGCGATTGTCAGAAACATATTTCAACGTACAGAAGCGGTTCGACAGAACCAAGTCGTTCTGAACATTGACCGAACCACGCGCGGCGCGTTCTGCCATTGCCCACGTACCGATACGCCCCTGCGTAAACGATTTACCAACGATATTCGGTTTGACGTACACTTTTCCGTAGAGCAAAGATTCCTTCTGCTGTGCTCTCATCATCAAGTCTGTGCCGAACTTGATTACATTCAATTCGCCATGCGTTGAAGACATAAAAAAACCTCCGATTGAAACATTAAACTTAAAACACCTTGTGCCTTAGGTCTATTGTCTCCATCGGAGGTAGACGGTCAGCGGAAACCTCTGCGTGCGGGTCTTCCGATTTTCCGCAATTACTTGGACTTGTGAATCACATTGAACAATCTGTTATGTTTCTCAACCGCTTGCTTGTGTGCAGGGTGAGTAGCAATGTTCAAAGGATGATTCATGTCCATCAACATCGCTTGATATTCTGCCGTAGCGTCTGCTTCCGAATCCTTTGCAGGACTTTGAGGAATAGAATCTTCGGAGAACTGCGATGACATATTTGCAATGAGCTTGAACATCTCTGGGTCTTTCTCAACCCTTGACATCAGTATAGCACGGCTTTCATCATCTGCAAACTTTTCGATGTTTTGCTTGACTTTTGCCGTCATGCTTTCGTGATTTTCTGCAAACGTCTTTTTGATTGCCTCTGATCGAGCCGTTTCTGCTTCTTTAATCTGCTTTTGAACACGCTCATATGCGCCGGTCTGTCGCTGAAAGTCAAATTCTGCTAACTTCTTCACCTGTGCAGGAGTCAATCCAATCTCATGAGCTACTTTAGCATAGTCTTGATATTCGTTCTTTCCGAGCTTGATACCTTGGAACTCTCTTTCTTCAAACTCATACTTTTCGGGAGAATCGGGAACACCCAATTTTCCGTAGAACTTCTTCCACCCTTCCGCATCGCCTTCTTTCGGGATGCTCACCATTCCACCCAAACGCTTTTCTGCTTCGGTATACGACTTAAACACGCTTTCGGCATCCTTGAACTTTGCCGCCGCAGGATGCTTTGCAAGCTCTGCGTCCTTAAATCCAGCCGTCCAAGGCGTTTGCGCTGCCGTCTGTGCCGTCTGTCCACCAGAAACCTGTTCCGTAACACCCGCTGATACAACCACGTCTGCCGTTGCGTCTTCGCTCATTCAACTACCTCCGAAAAATGGGAAAGGATCGCTTCCATCGGCTCCTTAGCCAACGTCTGAATTGTAAGAGCGATTTCCCTTTTACCCTCGTTTATCAGCATTTGGTTTACGTCTTTGTCGTATGTTCCACGTGTAACATACCCAATGTCGCAAATGAACGTAAGCAACTCTTCGTCCGCAAAAGCGCGTTTCATCTTGTTTGCAATGCGGATTAAATCATCATGTGACGAAATCACATTGCCCCCATTGCGCCTGCCGCGCTTCCAATGTCCTTTGCCGCTCTTGCTCCCTGCTCGATGCCTGTTAACTGCATCTGACCCTGCTCGGCTTCAAGACGACCATCGCGTATAGCCTGTACCTGTGTCGTGTCTCTCGATACGCTTGCGGGAATCTGCTCAAACTCTGCTCCTGCCTTATACGCCGCATCAGCATCGAAGTTATCCAACACCGCCGCATCGAACTGCGCCAAGAATTGAACGTACTGCATAAACCGCATCATTGCATTGCCACCACCGTTCTTCTGCATTCTCGCAAGATATGACGTGTATTCAATCTCGTAAGCCGAATCAGCAAACATCTCTTGCGGAGGTTGTGGCAAAAACCCACCACGGGCAAGCAACCCAATCGTGCGTATGATAATCACGTCAAGGAACTCAGCTTGGAATCGTCCAATAGCGGGACCGATTTGCGTCATCGCTTCTTGCACTCTCTGCTGAACCTCTGGCACTGTCATTTCTTTTGTGACACCAGACAACGCATTGAACACATGGTTGTAGAGCATTCTCTTCATGCGTTCGCTAAGTCTTTGTTCGTACTCAATCCCAAACGGAACACCTGCACCGCCCGGCAACGTAAACACGCTGTCCTTGTTCACGTCCTTTTGGTAAATATTCACAGCGTTCGGGTTCGTGTTCAGCTTAGTCAAAAACCCTCTTGACGGTACAGCAATCGCCGCATCGACAAACTTCATCCCTCCGCGCAGATTCGTTGACGCCATCTTGTTCAGAGTCCGCGACGAAGCAATCGACAGCATACACGGCGAATATCCGTAAGGTGTCGTACTGCGCTTATAGAATCTGTGCGTCGCAATCGGCATTTCTTGAAACCCGCCACGTTCGCAGTAATGCTTGTTTGTGACATCAATCCACGCCGTTTCAATCGGCATATTCAGCTTATCTTTCTTACGCTTATCTCTAATCTTTCGCTGTCTGACATGGTACACAAACTCAAACTTCGTGTTGTTCATCTCATGAGCCATGCGCTTAATCTCCGAATGCACCGAATCTCCAAACTTGTCAATCGCCTGTTCTGCCGTCAGCATCGACGTGACGAAATACTCACCGACCTTACCGCGAGAGTCATCAACAATCAACACGCTGTTAATCGGCACGGTGTTATATCGAACCCTGTCCTGTTCGTCTGCGTCAATGGTCATGGTAGTTGTTCCGTACACCACCGACTGCGTGAACGCCTCAGCAATCGCCGCTTCAAAGTTGCTATTCGTCAAAGTGTACATGACCTCGTCTTTGACCTTCTCAAGGAATACCTTAACCGCCGATGATTCCTGCATGCTCTTATTCCGCATCCGTAACGATACCCAAGGCGTGTTCATCGGTGTAAGATACGTCTGCAAGCCAGATACAAACACGCGCACAGCCTCAATAGGCTCGTCTGTCCAAATCTTGGAGAAATCAAGCTCTCCGCCCTCAGTCTCTTCGGTGATAACTCCCTCATGATACGGGGCGAAAATGTCTCGCACCGCCTGCCACGTGCTTTCAAAGTTCGTTCTGCATGCCTTCGCAGCGCTCTTTCTTTTAAGCACGTCTTCAATCGACTCTTCTCTCTTCGGATCAGTTTCTTTTTTCATGAACACCTCGTAGGTAAATATGCCATTTATGTTCTTCACATAACCTTTTAAATCCAAACCGTTCAAACACAGCCGTTAAATCTTTTCGTCTTGTATCTCTGAGTATTAACAGCGGATAACCTGTGTTTAAAGCGTCAAAGTCCGCGATAATCTTTCGCATTGCCATAAAGAAGCCAATACCTCCGAACCCTTCAGTCTCTTTGTTATATCCGTCAAGCGTATAAAAACCGTGCTCTGAATAATCTCGCTTGATTATGAATATTGACCCTTCCGCAACACCGTTTCTCACAACGTCATACCCGATTGCAACAGACGGCATCTCGCCTTTTATGTCGAACTCGTCAGCTTCTCGCAACGATTGCGTTACTTCCGCAGATAAAGGCTTGTATTCTATCATTGACCGAGTGCCGTTTTAACCTTCTGACCACCTGCATCATCAAGAGGACCGCTCAATTCGCTCTTGTTTCTCGCAATCGCACGTTTCCTTTCCTCAACCTGTGCCGCCGCAAGTTCAATCGACGCCGCTTCATCTGTTGCAAGCTTTTCACGAGCCATTGCCGCTTCTTCTTCCATCTTCTCTTGAGCCTTCTTCGTGTCTTTTCTTTGTTGATGCGCCTCTGATGCAGAGTACGCACTCGCCGCAATTACAGCGGCATATGCTACATAAACCAATGCGGGCATCATAACCTCCACTCTGACGTGTCTGCGTAAACCTCTCTCCCGTTTTGCATTATATCATACGCAGGCGCAAAATCTTTCTCTTGTCCGAAATACCGCTTGATTGCAAAGGCACCCATCGCCAAAGCATCCCCTCTGTCGGGCGATTGTAAGCCATCCTTGCGCATATCTTGCTTTGAAATTAGATATATCTTGCCTTTTCGTGCGAAGTTTCGCCGTATACCCTCCAAATCCTTGCGCGTGTATGTGTCCTCACACCGCATGCGCCCAGAATCAATCAACTCTTTTAGATCAAGATACGACTGCGCCCGATGGTTTCCCGTGTGTTGCTCGCAAAACTCTGTCTCCGCACCGTTAAACCCTATGCAATCGGGTATGACCTTGCGAATCGCAACGAACATCGGGTATCCTATCCCGCAAGCATCAACTATCATCTCATTAGGCTGAAACTCGTTGTGCAGCGCAATGCACCGCCCGATGCTGTAGTCTGTGTCTGGATTGCTCCATGTTACCGTGTGCTCATCGCACCATCCAAGACCTGTACGCATATACAAAACCTTGGCAACGCACGAGTCTCCACCTGCACCGCTTAAATCGATCGACAAGACACGCTTGTTGTAGTGCCCGCTCTTGTCGTCTGGCAACACCGTAAGCATCGCATCAAGCTTTGTTGCCGAAAACAGGTAATCATCACCAGCATCCAGTGGCTCGCCAAGCCATATGTGGTTGTAGTCTTTTGGGTTCTCAGCCTTGCACGTCTCTGCTTGCACAATAAGCGACCTCGGACACCAAGGATTGTCGAAGTAATCAATGTGAATTGTCAAACACCGTGGATTCTTTGCCATTGCTTCATAAACCGCATCGGTACGAATAAACCTGTTCATCGAAAAGAACATACGGGATTTGTTCTTGCGGATTGTCGGCAACAGCGTATCGAGTGCCGCCTTGCTTATGCTCTGCGCTTCCTCGACCCATACGATATTTGCGCCCTCGAGCGACTTGATGTTGTCCTTTCCCTGCTCTCTCAGACCTTTGAACTTTATTGTCGAGCCGGTAACACGATGACGAAGCACAGCCTTCTGAATCTCAAAATCAAGCTGAAACTGATTGATAGTGTCAACAAGAAGCTGATAAACGGAATCCTCGATAGAGTTTTGAACCTCACGGACGCAGAAACATCGAACGGTTTGGATTGAGCAAATGTAGAGAATAAATCGAGCAATCGTTGCCGATTTTCCAGAGTTGTGATTTATAACACCATTTGACAAATAGTTATTATAAAACGGCACAAAAAAATCATAGTAGTAATCTTTTTCTACTTCTACGATATTGACAATCTCATCTTCTTTGTTATGATGGTGGCAGAGGTTACAACAAAGGAGTTCACTGTATGTCTTATCTTCAACGCAGGAAAGAAGCATGTCAAAAGTTGTTCTTAGGTTTTTATCCAGACCTGTCAAAGTGCAGATACAAGACAAACGAAGCAATTGTTTTGAAAGTGCTTGAGCTTGCTCGTGATGGGTTAACATCGAAAGAGATTGCTCCGATAATTCAAAAGACACCGAAAGCAGTTCAGAAGATATTTCGGAGATACAATTTTCCTTGCCTTTATAACTTTTGCCCTCCGCTTCGAGAAGAAAGGCAAGGTTGGAAAGGTGGCGTGAAAATGTCTGGAGATCATCTTTATGAAAGATGTCCTTGGCATCCATTTGCGACAAAGTGGGGAAAGTATGTTGCTCAACATCGATTAGTTGTTGAAAAACATCTCGGAAGGTATCTGTTGCCTTCGGAAGTCGTCCACCACATTGACAATAATCCTGCCAATAACGATATATCGAACCTGCAAGTGTTCGCAACGAATGCCGAACATCTTCGTGTAACTCTGAAAGGGAAGTGTCCGAAGTGGTCTGCGGCAGGCAAAGCGCGGATTGCGCTTGCGCTGAAAGAACGGATGATCCGCAAGAAAGCTCTTTCAGCATCTTCCACCCAGACATAGTTGCAAACTTATGCTCATCGGTGCATGTAATTTCATTACCGCTTTTGAAAGATACTTTAAACAATCTTTCAATCGTGTACTTTATTGGTCTGCACGCATAAGCACGAACTACTTTTTCGCCATCAAACGAAAATACTTCCCCGCCTTTAAACTTATCAACGCGAATTTTCCCGCGCGGTGTATCAATTTCAGTGTCACCGCTGATGCATCCTCTCCCGCCCTCAAGAAGGAAATAGTCAAACTCATTAAACCGTGTAACCATCGGTATGAGTTTATCGGGAATATGTAAAATCTCCGGCAGGACTATATCACTCATTGACCACCTCAGCGTCAACGACTCCACAGTCAAACTGCATGGGTTTTCCGCCAACGGTCACGGCAGGCATATTGATTATCACCTGTGAACCTGTAGACGGCTCGCCTTTATCAGCCCACTCCTTCGGCGCCACGTTGTTGAGGTAGTATTTTGCGGCGTGGATGTTTGGCAACGGTGTGCTGTCAAGGTCGATAACATCGCCGTCATTTGACAAAACTTGCTTTGTTTCTTTTGCAGTACCAGTCGCAAGCTCAAACACGCTCTGCGCCACAGCGTCAGCCCTGCGCTTGAGGGCCTGAGAGTACCACATCTCGACCCTCGGGTACTCATCGACATAACGATACCACGACCTCATACCCAATCC